AATCGATCCGTTGCGCCAGCGCATCGATGTTGACCGGCTGACCATCGTTCGCAGGACGCGTGCGGAAATAGCCGAAGCCTTGCGGTTGAGTGTGACTAACGCGATCGCGGATGAACTGGCGCGCACGGACATGGTGATGGTCGATATAGCAGATCGACCAATGCCAACAGAACAACGCGGACGCTGGCGCGACTATCGCCAGGCGTTGCGCGATCTAACCGGTTCGGTCGAGGATATCCTGGCGGCTTGGCCGCTGCGGCCCGATGGCATCGACGCCGCGCAACGCCTGCGCGAACGATTAGGGGACTAGGACAATGGCACTGCCAACCTATTCAACCGGGACCGTCTCAGTGGCGGCCGGCGGTACCGTGGTCACTAACACGGGCGGCATGTGGTCGGGCATCAATGTCAAGCAAGGCGATTGGATTTCTATCAACAGCTTGCCCGCGGTGCTGGTTATCGAAGTGACGGACAACACGCACTTAAAGATCCCGCCGTGGGCCGGCGCTGCGCAATCCAACGTGCCGTATATTATTTATCAAAATTATGCGGGCCGGGTTGTCGGTGTTGCGGCGGCGGAAGACGTTGGCGACATGCTGGAACGGCTGCGGGACCAAGCGCCGATCTACAATGTACCCACGGGCGAAACTGAACCGGATCCATCCTATGGCACTGATGGGCAATGGGCCTATCAAGTTGCAACGCTGACTTGGTGGGTCAAGAATGCTGGCGTTTGGGTTTTAAGTGACGCTGGGCCGGGTACGGATCCTGGCGCGGGCGTGGCGTTCGCCAACATGGCGTATAACGGGCTACAGGTGAACGGCGCGATGGCGGTGAGCCAGGAGCATGGTTTGGCTCCTATTAATTTTCCGGCCGGGAGTGTTGGAAAGTATCCGGTAGATAACTGGATCGTATACAAGAGCGGGGTTAATGCCTTTCTCTGCGGCTGGGCATATTCGGTTTTTCCAGGTTACGGCCAGGAACTAAAATTTACGGTGACAACCGCGCAGCCGGCCATAAGCAGCGATGCAATTTTATTGCGGCAAGCCATTGAGGGTTACCGCGCTGCCCCGCTTGGCTGGGGCACGGCAGCGGCGGAGCCATTGACTATTGGCTTTTGGGTTAAATCATCCGTTGCGGGCTCTTTTCCAATCTATGCCCAAAACTGGCTTCAAGAGACGAATGCGACAGTAGGAGTGACCATCACAATCGCTGCGGCGGGTGTGGCGCAATGGGTGACCGCTACATTTCCGGCAAAAACATCCGGTAATTTTAGGACGGATAACGGTGTCGGCATTTATCTAACTATGTATTTGGCTTGGTCAGGCGGCATCAATATCGCCGCGACGGTCGGCAACACTTTTGAAATTACCGGCGTGATTGTGCTGTCAGGAAGCGAAGCGCCAAGCGCCGATCAATCGCCATTCACGATGCGGCCGTATGATCAAGAGTTGACGCTGTGCAAAAGGTACTGGCAACGCCTCGGTACTGATATCGGGTTTCCTGTCTTGGCTGGATACCAGGTTGCCGGCCAACAGATTTACGGAAATATCCATTGCATGGTGCCGATGCGCGCTAATCCGACTGCTACAAGAAAAGGAGACTGGTCTGTTTTCAATTGTACCCAACCGTTTATAGATCGGGCTTCGCCTGAAGGCATTACTTTATCATCCGTGGTCACGGCGACTGGGTCGGCGTATTTTTATCCGGCTTCGAATACTTACTTTTCAATGGATGCGAGGTTTATATGATGGCGGACTATCAGCTAACAGCCACTGACGCCGCCGTGATCCGCATTGCGGACGGCGCATGGGTTCCGAACGACCTGGCGAACCGGGATTGGGTCGAGTATCAGGACTGGCTTGCCGATGGCGGCGTACCTGATCCGTATGTGCCGCCGGTGGAACCGGAGCCGGTGCCACCGCCAGGGGCCGATGTGCTGTACGATCATGAAAACCGGTTGCGCACGTTGGAAGGCCAACCGCCTTTGACGCTGCCGGAATTCGAAAAGCAGATGAAGGGGTAGCAAACGATGCGCACCGCCGCAGCACTGCTGGTGCTGGCGTGCTGTGCGGGCTGTGCTGGCGACAACACTGCGTTTTTGAATAACTACAGCGGCCCGCCGCCTTCGCCACCGCCACCGGTACTGCTCGGTGAACCCGCACAATATGTCTGCCTGCGCAATGCAGCGATCGGATGTATCCGTGGCGAGTGGCGTTGCCCATCGCCGTTGCAAATGCGCGCAGGTGAAGACGGTCAACCGCGGTGCGTGATGCCGGGTCGAGATTACTAGATGCTGGCGCGTAACGGTGCAGCGACCTGGGCCCACGGGTTTCGATTTGGCGTGGCGGCCGGCATTCCGCTCGGCCTCATGCTCGGGCTGGCGTTGCTGATCTGGGTGCAATCATAGGGAGGGCATGATGTCTCTAAGCGGCATCGTTCTAGGCGTCATCAATATCGCGATCGTGGCTGCGGTGCTGCTGCTGGTCGGGGCGATAATCTTATGGTTTTGCCAATGGTTCGGCTTGGCAATCCCGCCGCAGGTGCAGAAGTTGTATATCGGGATCGTGGCGCTGGTGGCGCTCTATATGCTGGTGGCGCTGCTGTTCGGCATACCGTCCATCAGGATCATTGGCGCACCCGGCGGCGCGCTGCGGTCATCCATCGGTGCGTTTGGATAAATCCCGCCGCCGCTTGTGGACAACGTAGGCGCGCGGCTGGCGTCCCAGCATTCCGGTATTGTTTGCCGCAGGTCATTATCCTCCCTGCGGGACTCACTTATGACCGCTTTCACGTCGTGCGCCATTTTCTACCCTTACCGATGGCTCGCTATCGGTCGCGCTCATGATGAACTCCGCTGCCGCTTGAGGGACGATCGCGTTCCCGTAGGCGCGCAGGCGTCCCACTCGGCCGGGTATCCCATGAGCCAGCGGGAAAATGCCGGGTTCAACTGGCCGCGCTTTTCCGTCTGTGCAGGGGAGCCATTCGGCACCAGCCCACCCATGAGCTTCTCGCCCTTGCGCTTGCCGCTCCTGCTGGTCTGCCCGCCCTCCATCGCGTTCGGTGTCGGCCAGGCCGCCAGGCCCGCTTGGCGAGGCAACTGATCGAGGCGCGACCGCTCCGACCCGTCCGGGTTGGTGGCGGTGGTTGCCATTCCGCTCGTGTCCTTCCAGTCCCGCGCGCTCGGCGTCGCCCAAGACGCTGCTCGAGGTGCCGCCAGCATCGCGAAGTCGTCTAGGTTCGATCCGTGCCGCGTCTCGCCCGCCGCTCGCTTCGCTTGCCCACCCCCGTGGCTGCCGTCCCGGCTTTGCGTCGTCGGCCAGCCGCATAGCGCCACCGTCTTGCGGCTGCTGTCCGTATTCCCCGCCTCGTTGTAGCCCTTCTGCGCTGGCGTCCCCGCCATCGGCGTGGGCCACCCTGCCGCTCGAGCCGCGTCCGTGAGCGTCGTCCCACTGTGGCGCCCGCTCTCCGTCGAATAGCCCGCCGCGCCGCTCGAGGCCGCGTCCTGCCGGGTCGGCGTCGGCCAACTCGCCAGCGTCACGGCTTGGCCCAGCGTCATGCCGAAGCCGTTCCCATTCCCGTGTTTCGCCTTGAGCTCGGCTCGGCGCCCCTGCCAAGTCGTGTCCCCGTCGTTCTGCGGTCCCGCGTTCGGCGTCGGCCAACTCGCCAGCGTTGCCGCTTGGTTCAAATCCTGCGGCGATCCCTTGCGCGCCATTTCGCGGGCCGCGCCCTCCGGTGTCCGCACGTTCTTCTCGCCGTCCGTTGACCGTGCTGTTGGCCACGAACCAAACTCGGCTTCTGATGTGGGGCGCGCCGACGCCACAAGCTGGAAGTACGGACGCCCCGCAGGCGTAGCCTTCCGATTCCAGGTCAGCGAAAACAGCGTCGATCCAGCCCCATCCAATTGCCGCCTCAACCTGCTCTCCAAAGACGATTGCAGGGCGGCGCTCGGCGATGAGAGGAAACCACGCAGGCCACAGGTGGCGCTCGTCATCGCCCGCCGCGCCCTTGCCGGCGGCACTGAAGGGTTGGCAGGGACAACTTCCTGTCCATGTGACTCGGCCGTCGAATTGCCATCCGGCCAAAGTGAGAGCTGCATCCCATCCTGCAATTCCGGCGAAGAAGTGTGCGAGGTCATAGCCGGCCACGTCCTTCGGCGTCAGATCGACAATTGACTTGTCGCAGATTGTCCCCGGTCTGATGTGGCCCGCATCCATTAGGTTGCTCAGCCACGCGCAGCAATACGGGTCGATCTCGTTGTAAAAGACTTTGATGCTCATTGACGCGCCGTATCCATGCCAGAAAATCCTCCCGCGACATTTCGCGTTTCGCATAGTTGCATGTCGCACAGCAGGGCACGCAGTTGCCGATGATGTACCCGACAGCCGAATCCATCCTAGGATCAATCTCGTTGTAGTAGGCGGTCATTTAGGGATATTGACCTATTGACAAGGCCGGGCCATTGGCCCTATTGTCCATGCATCGGAAGGGCAATGGTGCCCGCTGATGGAGAAACAGATGAGAAAGACCCTTACAGTGATCGGCCCAAACGGAACGGAAATGACAATCCTCAAGCCGCGCACTGGTACGGTGTGCGTCATCGCGAAGGCTGGTTCGACTATCCGGGGGACAACATTTTTCCAGCCCGCCCTGATCGACCTGTCGGACAACTTCGCCCGGCATCTCGCCGCCGAGGGTGTGGTTCAGATCGCCGCTGTCGTCGGCGCGGAGGGTTGAGCCATGACCTTCGAACAATTCCAATCGACCCGCAAATGGTCCGACGACTTGGCCGCCGCTGTGCAGTCCGCTCCTTGGGAGGATGATGCGATTGCCAATGGTAACCTTTATCTTGACTGCCTTTTTATCGAAGCAGTGCAACCGCACTGGCCCGAGGCCGTGCGCGCCCAAGGCGCGTGGCATCTGCTCATCGGTAACGAGGAATGGGTCAGCGATGATTTGTCCGCCCTTGAGCAGCGGCTGTACGATTGGGCGATGTCGGAAGGCTATGGGGAGGGTTGAGCCATGACAACGCGCTACATCGTTCGCGACATCGCCACTCAGGGCTGCGATTTCCTCCTGTGGGGAGACGACGACAAGGAGGCCGCGCAGGTCAGCCTTGAGCAGGCGTTGGCGGACGGCCTTGATGTGGAATTGGTTGAGATGCCGTCCGACAAGATGGATGATCATACTGCGCGATTGGTTGAGGGCGAGCCGCGCTTTGAGGCTGAATATAATGATGGCCTTGTATGGGTCACGCGCAACGGCGTGACGGTTGGCGTCTATCGCACTTGGGAAGAAGCGGACGAACGGATGAACGGCGAATGACGCCCGACGACTATCGCGCCGCCATCGAACGATTGGGGCTGTCGCAAGTCGCGGCAGCCCGTCTGCTTGGCGTTGATGAGCGCACGTCCAGACGGTGGGCGTGTGGCGAGCGAGATATCCCGCCGCCTGCTGTCCGGTTCCTGCGATACCTGATCGCGACCGGGACGACCGGCGAGAAGGCGATGCGCAAGTTGGGGTGATCAGCGGCATGGTTCACCGCTTGTTAGCGCACGGGCTTCTTCGGCGCGCTGGATCAGGATGGCGTAGTTGCTGCTGCCGATGGCCTGCCGCGCAATGGGCTCCATGAGCGGTAGCGATCCCATGACTTCATTGGACAGTTTGGTTAGTGCGTCCCGCAGGCGCTCGATCTCGTTCGCTGCTTCGGCAAGCCGCTCAATCTCGTCGGCGGCCGCAGAACACACGAAGGGGTGGTAGTCGCCGACTGTGTAGCATCGTAGCCGCTCAATGAGCGCCATCGTGTAGGTGTCGTTATCCATGTCAGTCGTGCTCCACGTCGCCAATCCAACCGCCCTCGCCACCGCATCGGTCGCACGGTGCTCCGTGATCCATCATGTGGCCGTGACCGCAGCCGGGCTCGTGGCCCCAGTATCCGGTCACGACCTCGCCAGAGCCGTCGCAGGTGTCACAGGTGAACCACTGTTGCGGGGCCTCAAAGCCGGTCGTGTCGTCCATCGGGTGAGGGTACGTTGTCATGGGGTTAGCGATGCCCCGCTGCCGCCACAGACCTTGCAGCGAATTTTGATCGTGGATAGCGTCCGCGTGTCGTCGTCGATCCACTCCTGAAACGGCGGGGACTCGCGAAAGCCGCGCCCCTTGCACGGTTCGCAACGCACTACCGTGAAGTTCATGGTTCCCTCCTGTGCATGTGAGGGCGGCAGCGAGCCGCCCCCGTTATTGGATTAGGCCGCTCGTGCGCGGCGTCGGCGTGCGAGGGCGATGAGGCCGCCGCAAGCCATCAGCAAGCCGGGAAGGCCAGCGCCCAGCATCGGGCCGGGTACCGCGACCGGCACCAAGAAGAACGACTCGGGGCCGTCGTTCGCACCACTCCAACGGGCGAAGAAGATCACTTGATCACCGAGCCGGATGTCGCCTCGGTTGATGTCGAAACCCGACAGCGTGTAGTCGGGATAGCCGGTGCCGTTATTCGGCGCGAGCACCGGGACGCCGCCCGGTTCTGGTGAGAACGATGCCAAGACGGTGCGTTGCGTCAAGTTCAAGAAGTAAAACGATTCCAAGGTCTGCGCCTTGTTGGTGTCGTTCACGTCGATGCCGACCGCAAAACTGGTGTTACCGGCCAGCGCCGCGAGGAAGGCACCATCGACAAGTGAGTAGCCGGTGCCGAGTTGATCCTGGCCGAGCGAGCCGCCAACGGTTGCCGTGGAAAACATCAGATAATCCGACACATTCCCCGTCGCATCGAAGTTGTTGTAGCCAAACCCTGTCGGCTGTGCGGGTTGATTGGTGCCGCAGATTAAACAGGGATGGTTGCGAGGCTGGTTGCCGTCCGGCACAACCGGAGACAGCGTCAAGCTGCTCGTCGAGCCGGTGACCGCGAACAGGTCGATAGTGGCGGCATCCGCAGGGATTGGCATTGCCAATGCCGTCGCCAGCAATGCCGCTATCATATATTTCAACATAGTGTTGTCGCCTTCCTTTAATGGCCCCGTGATGGAAACGAGAGGTGGGGCCTGGTGCTCTCGTTTTATTGTGCCGTCTGCGCCGTGCCGCAAATCAACAAATGAATTCCCTTGCCTTGCCTTGCTTGGCCTCGCCTCGCAGAGCCCCGCCGTGCCTAGCCGCGCCTTGCCTGGCCGCGCCGAGCCTCGCCTTGCCCTGCCTCACCCTGCCGCGCCGCAAATCCAACAAATCAAACCCTTGCCTTGCCTTGCCTCGCCTAGCCATGCCTCGCCCAGCCGTGCCAAGCCTTGCCACGCCTCGCCTTGCCGCGCCCGGCCCAGCCGTGCCCAGCCTGGCCTCGCCGGGCCTGGCCACGCCCTGCCCAACCGCACCCGGCCACGCCATGCCCAGCCTTGCCTTGCCTCGCTGGGCTCTGCCGCGCCGCAAATTAACGAATGAATTCCTTGCCATGCCTTGCCTTGCCAAGCCCTGCCCTGCCTCGCCACGCCTTGCCTCGCCGGGCCCAGCCCCGCCGTGCCGTGCCTGGCCAAGCCCGGCCTCGCCGCGCCCTGCCCTGCCCAGCCTGGCCTTGCCGGGCCTCGCCCTGCCCGGCCATGCCGTGCCCAGCCCAGCCACACACCGCAAATCAACAAATCAATCCTCGCCTCGCCTTGCAGCGCCATGCCTTGCCGGGCCTGGCCCAGCCTCGCCCTGCCTTGCCCGGCCTCGCCTTGCCCAGCCGGGCCTTGCCCTGCCTTGCCGTGCCTTGCCGGGCCAAGCCACGCCCCGCCGAGCCCAGCCCCGCCGGGCCGTGCCGAGCCCAGCCACGCCGTGCCGGGCCGCAAATCAACAAATGAATTCCTCGCCCTGCCTTGCCCCGCCCGGCCATGCCGCGCGCTGCCTCGCCGCGCCGAGCCTTGCCTCGCCTAGCCATGCCCCGCCTGACCCTGCCCTACCTTGCTGCGATCAACCCCATTTTTCGATTCGGAATTTTCCGAACACGCCGCGGAACGTGCCGAGCCCGATAGCGCGACCGCCTTCCTCGATTAAATTCACGATATCGGTCTCTTTTATTTCGCGATTCGGAAAAATGTCGATCGTGAAGTCCAGTTCCCACGCCAACGGCACCACCGGCCGCACCTTGGGATTTGGTATTCCCTTGTCGAGCCGCGCGACCAGGCGAGAAATGTAACAACCGCTCACCGGGTCTTTATCGCCGTCGAACTTGCCGAATTTAATCGGTTTGCCATTACGCATCAGCGGAATGAATTGCTCGCGGATCGAGACGAACGACAGCATCGCGTTCGCGATGTCCTTATACCGTCGCTTATCCCTCAAGCGCTTGGGCGCTGAATTGGTGTTGTGGGCCGAAAGAAACGACATGATGTTCAGACTCGGCAGCCCAATAACCCGTGACGCGCCAGGTTCCAGGTATAGCTTCTGGTGCGGCTCGAGTTTGGTGGCGTTGTCCCCCGGATACCGGTCGAACATTATGTCGGTTAGACCGACCAACTTTGCTTTTCGCGTTACGATGTCCGTTGCCTTGCTTGTGAGCACGTCTAGCATTTTCTCTCCTGTTGTGTTGTGTCACGACTAAACTACTTTTAACGCCGCAGGTTTGTGTCTGCGATCCAGCGCGGCTTTCAACACCGGCTTGATTTCAGGTGGCACCTCGCCCCACTTGTCCTTCAACGCCTCCTTGCCGGACTGCGCGGCCAAGCCTAGCGCGGCGTCCCACATCGCAATGGTTTCGCTGTCCACGGTATCGCTGTCTGTCCCCGCATCGACCCGGCCTCGTACCGAACCGGGTGATGCGGGGTCTTCCGCCGCGGCCGATGGGGTGTGCGGCGTAGCCTCATCGTCGAGGATTTCACCGGTATCGCTGTCGATCAGCGGCAGCATCACGTTGGCGGCGGGCGGCGCCGGACGGCGCGACATGGGTTTGTCTGGCTCGTCGAATTCTTCCGGCGACCAGACGCCAAGCATGAGCTCGGGCGTGTGCCGGCGCGCCCATACGCGGCAGCCGTGGTACATCAGTTGCTGATCGGGCTGCGTAGTCCAGACGCGGTTGCCGGTCTTGGCGTCCCTAAGCCATACTATAACGGTGCGCGGCTCGGCCTCGCCTTGCAGTTGGCCGCTGACGGTTATGGAGCGGCTTTCGCCTTCCCCGTGGTAGTCAAAGGAAAGCCGCTGGGTGAGATTGCCGCGCGCGTTCACGACCGCGGCGACAAGTTTCCCGCTGTGCATCAGCTTGCCCTGGATCACGCTGCATTCCTGCGCGACGGCAAACGGGTCCATCTGCCAGCGCACGGCCTGCTGGATAACCATGAGGCAATCGGCGGGTGATTTTTGTAGCGCGGCTGGTACGAGTTTGGCGCTGGCCATCATCTCGGCCAGTTTCATCGCCTCGGCCATGGTTGCCGGGACAAGGCCAAAAACTGCGCGCTGCACAGCCATGGCAGTTTCGATGGGAGAGATTTCGTTCATTCGGTTTCCTTCCTGAGTGACATGCGGCCCGCGCGATCTCTGGTTATCTGGACGCCACAGCCGTGGGCCTTCTTGGCGTCTTCCGGCACGATGGATTTCAGAACCTGTTCGCATTCCTTGGCGGTGTCGGCCGCGCCTTTGGTTTGCAACCATTGCAGGGCGTGGCGCATCCACGTCTCGTTGTCGGCCATGTCATAGGTAGCGTCGGCAATGATGGGGGCGGGCACGGGGGGAAGTGCTACCGGCATAATCCGGTGCTGGACGCAGTGCATGAAATGCAAGCCGCGGCCCACCATCTCGTCGATATAACCCTGGTCGCGGTCGATGTATTCGACGACCGGCGGGCTGGCTCCGACGATCACCGACAGCGCGCATTGGCTCGCGCCGGTCACAAACATTTGCCACTGCATCTGTGGCTGATACCGCTCGATAACGACCTCGAGCGGCTCACGGCCGCCGGTGTGTTTGCATTCGACCGGGCACTCAAGCACGCAATCCCACGCATCCAGCGTTGCCGCCGCCCATGGGTATTGCGAATGCACCACAACTTCGCCGATGCGCGACAGTGAGGCACCGCTTTTCATTTCGTACCAGTCGAGATTGAGTGACTCGGTGGCGGAGCCAAGCCGTACTGGCCAGACCTTTGACAAATCTTCCGGCACAAATTCCGGGCTGTCCGTCAGCTCAAGCCACAGGTCCAGGATGGCCTTGGCATCCCCGCGCATTAACGCGGCGACTCTGGATGCGGTGAGCTTTCCGCGCCGCGCGGTGAGTTGTTCAGGACTGAGCATCAGCGCGTCCACCTGCATGATATCGACAGTTCCGCATCCAACGCTTCACACCAATCGGCCATGGCCTGCAGCGACGGCAGGGTTTCGCCGCGCTCCCAGCGGCCGACCGTTGCAAGGTGATAGCCGGTGCGGTGGCTTAACATCTTGCGCGTCATGTCGCGTGCCTCCCTCAACTCGCGCAGTTCGGCCAGTATGCGATACCTGCGTTTTTGATAATGCTTCTGTTTCATGGCTCGGTAGCGGTTAACAGGGCAACGGCACGCCAGAGGTCACGAACCTCGATGATATCATCGACATGATATGACGATGCCGAACGGGCGGCGATGGCTTCGCATTCTACGTCGCTCATTGTTGCGTTGATGCGCGACGGGAAATCCTCTTCTAGGTTTTCGCCCCATCGCGTGGCGATATCGCAAACGATGGTGATTGCTTCTTCCTTTGTCATGGCGCCACGCAGATGACTTTGACACCACTGTGCCAGCCTTCGCTGGTCACCTTCGCGCCCAGCGCCATGGCGGCTTGCCGCGTCAGTGCCTCCTGAAACACTTTCTTTTTCCTGGCGTGTGCAGCGAAGAACGCCACGATGTCTTCGACCTGGATCATGTCCGGGCTCTCGATGGTGAAGGCATACAGGTCGGTGTCGCGCGGATTGACTGGGCACTGCGCGCGCACCTGGATTTGATAAGTGTTTTTCATCGCAACTCCATTTGCGTTTGCGCGGTCAGGTGATCCAGCCAGCGGCGCAGATTTGGCCAGTTCACATCCTTGCCGAATTTCAGATAGGTGCCATCGGCACTGGCGCACCCGATGCTGGCGGCGGCGCGCAGGCGGTCCAGCGAGTTCACCCTCCCCATATGCGCGCGCTTGCCGCGCCGCAGGGCTGCGGCCACCGCATCGCGGCCACCGCGAAACTTGAAAGCCGTTGACCCGCCGACGAACAGCCAATCGAATTCCGACCACGGCGTTGACGCCTCGTCAAAGCCATCCTGCGCCACGAACGCCGCATGCAACCCGATGCCACGGATTTTCCGCAGCACCGGCACCGACCGCGCCACCGTGGCGGCATGGTCGCCAAGCACATCCGGCGCGGTGGCAAACAGCGTGCGGTTATGCGGGAAGCGCG